AATTCATTTTAATCTCAAACCCATCCCGGAGGTGGAACAGGTCACTGCCTGACCTATCCCGCCGGGACGGTTCTCTTAACAACACCATATAGATTTTTTGTACGCCGCCGCCCGCCATCGAGCAGAGTTTTACACCTAATTGGGGATAAAACAGCTCATGGCGGGCGGCGGCGTTGCCTTGATTGGCGGCGTTCTTGTCCCGCTGCTCTCCGGCCTGTTCAGCTAACCGATTCTGAAATACACCGCCGCGCCGCCCCCCTGACCGGGGGCGGCGCGGGAAAGGAGGTGCTGCCTTTTGATTATTGATTGGCTGGAGCAATGGTTTAAGGGCGTTCTGATCGACGGAATCATCGGCAACCTGTCGGGGCTGTTCGATACGGTGAATACAAAGGTGGGTGAAATTGCCGCTGATGTTGGAGCGACGCCGCAGGGCTGGAACTCCGGCATTTTCAATATGATCCGCAACCTGTCTGAATCCGTCATTATCCCGATTGCGGGTGCAATTCTTGCATTTGTAATGACCTACGAGCTGATCCAGATGGTGACAGAGAAAAATAATCTGCACGATATTGACACCTTTATGTTCTTCAAATGGGTGTTCAAAACTTACGCGGCTGTTCTGATTGTCACGAACACTTGGAATATCGTTATGGGCGTTTTTGATGCAGCGCAGCAGGTCGTCAATCAGAGCGCAGGCGTGATAATCGGCAATACCAGCATTGACATAGATTCCATTGTGGGTGATCTGCAAACGTCGCTGGAAGCTATGAGCCTTGGCGGACTGATTGGACTGTGGTTTCAATCTCTGTTTGTCGGGCTGACGATGAACATTCTTTCCATCTGCATTATGCTGGTGGTCTACGGGAGAATGATTGAAATATATCTTGTGACCTCGTTGGGACCCATCCCGCTTGCTACCATGACAAACGGAGAATGGCGCAATGTCGGGCAAAACTATCTGAAATCTCTGCTGGCGCTGGGCTTTCAGGCGTTCTTGATTATGGTGGTCGTGGGCATCTACTCGGTCTTGATCCAGAGCATTTCCGCGACGGGCGACGTGTCCGGCGCAATCTGGCTGGCAATGGGCTATACGGTGCTGCTGTGCTTCTGCCTGTTCAAAACGGGCAGTATGGCAAAGGCCGTGTTCAGCGCCCATTGACGGAGGGCTTGCCTATCGGAACGTACAACATCATTTACGCAGACCCGCCGTGGCGCTATGAGCAGAGAAAGGTGCAGGGCGCGGCAGAAAATCACTATCCCACCATGAGCATTGACGAGCTTTGCGCCCTGCCCGTGCCGGAGCTGGCGGCGAAAGACTGCGCCCTGTTCCTCTGGGCAACCTTTCCGCAGCTTCCCGAAGCTCTGCGGCTGATCCGCGCATGGGGCTTTCGGTATAAAACCGTGGCGTTCGTCTGGCTCAAACGCAACCGCAAAAGCCCGTCATGGTTTTACGGCATGGGCTACTGGACACGCAGTAATGCGGAAATCTGTCTGCTGGCGACCAAGGGCAAACCCAAACGGCAGTCGGCAGGCGTACATCAGTTTATTATCAGTCCCATTGAGCAGCACAGCAAAAAGCCGGATGAAGCGCGGAACAAAATTCTTGCGCTCATGGGCGATCTACCCCGCGTGGAGCTGTTCGCCCGGCAGAAAACGCCGGGCTGGGACGCATGGGGCAATGAAATTGCAAGCGATATTACGCTTGCGGAAAGGAGTTAGCGCATGGCCTATGTAAACGTGCCAAAGGATTTGACGAAAATCAAATCCAAGGTGCTTTTCAATTTGACAAAGCGGCAACTTATTTGTTTTGGGCTGGCGGCGCTCATGGGAGTGCCGCTTTTCTTTTTGCTCAAAGGCGGCATCGGGACGACGGCTGCGGCAATGGTGATGATCGTTGTCATGCTCCCCGGTTTTCTGTTTGGGGTGTATGAGAAGAACGGACAGCCCCTTGAAGTGGTAGGGCGGCAGATCATAGAAAGCTGCTTTCTGCGCCCCAAGGAGCGCCCCTATCAGACCGTCAACGCATACGACGCCCTTGTGCGTCAATATCAAATGGAACAGGAGGTAAAGGCGATTGTCGAAAAGAGCAGACAGCGCGGAAGCAAAAAGTATGGCGGACAAGCCCAAGCGCACCCGCGCCGAAAGAAAACAGATCGAAGCCGTCATTCGTAAATATCGCGGTGACGGCAAGCCCCATACCGCGCAGGACACGATACCCTATCAGATCATGTACCCGGACGGCATCTGCTATCTCGGAAACAGGCGCTATTCGCAGAGCATTGAGTTTTTTGACATCAACTATTTGCTCGCGCAGCCTGACGATCAGACGGCTATTTTTGAATATCTCTGCGATCTGTATAACTATTTGGATTCTTCCATCCATGTGCAGCTTACCTACCCCAACCGCAAGGCCGACCGGGAGCAGATTGCCCGGAGCTTTGAAATGCCGCCCACCGGCGATGGCTTAGACCATATCCGGCAGGAGCAGACAGACATTCTGAAACGGCAGCTCACCCACGGCAATAATGGCAATGTGAAAGCCAAATACATCACCTACACGATTGAGGCGGATAACCTCAAGGCGGCGCGGACAAGGCTGACGCGAATCTCGCTGGATATTCAGGGGTACTTCAAAATCATGGGGGCGGTGTCCCATGTGCTGGACGGAAAGGAACGGCTGGAGGTATTACACGGTATTCTGCACCCGGACGGAGAGAGCTTTCATTTTGACTGGAAATGGCTTGCCGCTGGCGGACTTTCCACCAAGGATTTTATCGCGCCGTCCTCCTTTGCGTTCAAAAACAGCCGTATGTTCCAGATGGGCGGCAAGCTCTGCGCTACAAGTTTTTTGCAGATCATTACGCCGGAGCTGACCGACCGAATACTGACTGATTTCCTTGATACCGACAGCAGCCTTGTTGTCAACGTCCATATTCAGGCGTTGGAACAGACGGAAGCCGTAAAAATGGTAAAGCGGAAAATCACAGACCTTGACGCCATGAAAATTCAGGAGCAGAAAAAGGCTGTTCGGGACGGCTACGACATGGACATTCTTCCCTCTGACCTTGCCACCTACGGCGGTGCAGCGAAAAAACTGCTGCAAGATCTCCAAAGCCGGAATGAGCGTTATTTCATGCTGACTTTTCTTGTCCTGAACTATGGCGATACCAAACGCAAGCTGGAAAATGAGGTATTCCGTACAGCAGGCGTAGCGCAAAAGCACAACTGCACCCTGACACGGCTGGACTTCCAGCAGGAGCGCGGGCTTGTGTCCTCGCTGCCGCTGGGTGAAAACCAAATCCCAATCAAACGGGGCATGACAACCTCCGCTGTGGCAATTATCGTTCCCTTTGTGACACAGGAGCTATTTCAGGGCGGCGATTCACTCTACTATGGCTTAAATGCGCAATCCGGCAACATGATTATGCTTGACCGCAGAGACGCTCGTTCTCCAAACGGACTTGTATTCGGCACACCGGGCGGTGGCAAGTCGTTTTCCTGCAAGCGTGAAATGGTGGGTGTGCTGCTGAAAACCCACGATCATGTGCTGGTGTGCGACCCGGAGGGAGAATATGCGCCGCTGGTAAAGCTGATGCACGGGCAGATTGTCAAGCTCTCGCCTACAAGCCATGACTACCTCAATCCGCTGGATATCAACCTGAATTATTCCGAGGACGAAAACCCGCTGGCGCTTAAATCCGATTTTGTGCTGTCCCTCTGTGAGTTGATTATGGGCGGCAAGACCGGGCTGGAAGCCATCGAGCGCACCGTAATTGACCGTGCTGTGCAGCGTATCTATCAGCCCTACTTTGCAGACCCGCGCCCAGAGAATATGCCAATCCTCTCCGACCTCCACGCCGCGCTGACGGCGCAGCATTTGCCGGAAGCCGACCGTGTGGCGCAGGCACTTGACCTGTATGTGTCGGGATCGCTCAATTTCTTCAACAACCGAACGACGGTTGACATTGACAACCGCTTTGTCTGTTTTGACATCAAGGAACTGCCGAAGAACCTGAAAAAGCCGGGGATGTTGGTGATTCAGGATCAGGTTTGGAATCGTGTCACCCGCAACCGCAACACAGGCGTATCGACGTGGTATTACGCAGACGAATTTCACTTGTTACTGAAAGAGCCGCAGACCGCAGCATACAGCGCGGAGATCTGGAAGCGATTCAGAAAATGGGGCGGTGTGCCGACGGGTGCGACGCAGAATGTCAAGGATCTGCTGTCCAGCCCGGAAATCGAAAATATTCTGGAAAACTCAGACTTTATCTGTATGCTCAACCAAGCGGCGGGCGACCGCAAAATTCTTGCTGAACGTCTGAATATCTCGCCGGAGCAGCTAAAGTTCGTCACCAACTCTCCACCCGGCGAAGGACTGCTGTTCTTTGAAAATGTGATCCTGCCCTTTGCAGATAAGTTCCCACGGGACACCGAGCTTTACCGCATCATGTCCACCAAGCCAAGCGAGGTGAACGGCGTATGACGATGGAGCTTGATACCATTCTCTGCGGCGACAGTCTGAATGTGCTGAAAGCCCTGCCGGAGAGCTGCATCCATTGCTGCGTGACCTCGCCGCCCTACTACGGGCTGCGGGATTACGGCATGGACGCGCAGATCGGGCGGGAAGCTACGCCGGAGGAATACATTTCGCGGCTGACAGCGGTATTCCGCGAGGTGCGCCGGGTGCTGCGCCCGGATGGGACCTTGTGGGTAAATATCGCGGACAGCTATTGCGGCACAGGCAGCAAAGGTGATACCCGTGACCCCAAATATCCGCAGGGGCGCAACGGGCAGAACATTTCTCTCTGTCAAGCGGTGCGGGGCTGCAAGCAAAAGGACATGATCGGGATTCCGTGGATGCTGGCCTTTGCGCTCCGCGCCGACGGCTGGTATCTGCGCAATGACGTGATCTGGGCAAAGGGAAACCCCATGCCGGAGAGTACCAAGGATCGCTGCACCCGCAGCCATGAGCATATTTTTATGCTCACCAAGAGCAGGCGTTATTTCTATGACTGGCTTGCCATTGCCGAACCCATTGCCCCCACGACCGCCCTGCGCAAAAAAGCGGGGCGCGGCGTGGGCAAATACTCCGCTCCCGTGCCGGGACAGCCGCAGACGCAGAATATCAACAAGCCGAGGGAAAAAGGCAGCATCACCGACGATATGATCTCGCCCGTCCGGGCAAAGCGCGATGTGTGGTTTATCAACACCGTGCCTTACAAGGGCGGGCATTTTGCCGCCTATCCGCCCTTGCTGGCAGAAACCTGTATTCTGGCGGGTTGTCCCAAGGGCGGCATTGTCCTTGACCCGTTCATGGGCAGCGGCACGACGGGGCTTGCGGCAAAGCGGCACGGCAGGCATTACATCGGCATTGAACTGAACACGGAATTTTGTTCCCTTGCACGGGAACGGATCGGAGGTGATACCCATTGAAAGAATTTAAGCCCCGCGATAAGCTCACCCAGCGCATGACCCGCGACGGCGCGGTGCTGGACAATCAGACCACGGGTGAAGAAATCCATATTTCCGAGCGCGACACGGAAAAGCAGCTTTCCCCGGATGGGCAGCCCGTCCAGATGGGAAAACGCGACGCGCCTATGAACCCGACAGAGGACGCCCCAAAGCACGGGCGGCAGCTCCGCCCACAGGAGCAAAAAGAGCCGGAAAAGGAGCAGCCCAAACCGCAGCAGTCAAGCGCCGAGCCGTTCCAACCGCAGGGCGGCAGCCCCGTTTCTCATATCCCACAGGACATTCCAACGTCCGCTGCGCCGGGCGGTACAGCGGAAAAGCTCTTTGACCGTGCAGCCGCAGAGCATGACGCACACAAGGCGCGGCAGACAGCGCGGATGTCCCGCGACGCGGCGCAGGCAGCGATCCCCAAGAAACGGGTACTGCGCAAGGAGCGTGTTTTTGACGAAGCCAGCGGAACAGCCAAGACCAAGCTGCGGTTTGATACCGTGGATAAGTCCCCGCCCAAGCTGAAACCGAATCCGTTAGGCCGTCCGCTGCGGGAGGTCGCAATACAGGCGCACGGAAAAATCCATGAGGTTGAGCATGAGAACGTCGGCGTAGAAAGTGGGCATAAAGCCGAAGAACTTGCCGAGCATGGCGCAGGCGGTGCAATTCGCTGGGAGCGCCGTCACCGCAAGCTGAAACCCTACCGCGCTGCGGAAAAGGCCGAGCGCAAAGCGGTAAATGCCAATGCAGAATATCTCTACCAAAAGGCGCTGCATGATAACCCTGAAATGCTCTCCGGCAATCCGCTCAATCGCTTTTTCCAGAAGCAGCGGCTAAAGCGTGAATATGCCAAGGCTGCAAGAACGGCAAAGGCTGCGGGCAGCACCGCACAGGCAACCGCCAAAAGTGCCGAAAAAACCGCAGAAGCCACAGCGACGGCAGCGAAAAAAACGGCAGAAAAGGCAAAAGAAGCAGCGGAGTTCGTCGCCCGCCATTGGAAAGGTGTGCTGGTCGTTCTGGCTGGTTTTCTGCTGATTGTCATGCTGATCGGCGGGCTGCAATCCTGCTCCGCGCTGGTGGGCGCGGCTGGCGGCGGTGTGGCAGCATCCAGCTATCAGTCGGAGGACGCGGACATTCTTGCCGCCGAAGCCGCCTATTGTGCGCTGGAAGCCGAGCTGCAAGAATATCTCGACACCTATGAACGCACCCATGATTACGACGAGTACCACTATGACCTTGACGAGATCAAGCACGATCCCTATGTCCTGGCATCGATCCTCTCCGCGCTGCATGACGGCGCATGGACGGCAAGCGAGGTGCAAGGGACGCTGCAAATGCTCTTTGAAAAACAATATATTCTTACGGAAACCGTCGTGACCGAGGTGCGCTACCGCACCGTTACCCGGACAGACAGCGAGGGCAATGAGTACGAGGTAGAAGTTCCGTATAACTATTACATCTGCACTGTTGAGCTGGAAAACTTCGATCTCTCGCATATCCCCGTCTATATCATGGACGAAGAAACGCTGTCCAAATATGCGTTGTATATGTCGGTGCTGGGCAACAAGCCGGAGCTGTTCGGGGATAGCGAGTACATCCCCAAGTACATCACAAACCGCCCGGAGGGATACGAGATCCCGCCCTCTGCAATGGAGGACGAAACCTTTGCCGCCGTTATCACAGAAGCAGAAAAGTATTTGGGGTACCCCTATGTGTGGGGCGGCAGCAGCCCGTCCACCTCCTTTGACTGCTCCGGCTTCGTGAGTTGGGTGCTGACAAACAGCGGCGTGTGCAATACGGGCAGGCTGGGCGCACAGGGGCTTTACAACATTTCCACCCCTGTTTCCAGCCCGCAGCCGGGCGACCTTGTGTTTTTCGTCGGAACATACGATACACCGGGCGTTAGCCATGTGGGAATCTACGTCGGCAATTCCATGATGATCCATTGCGGAGATCCGATCTCCTATTCCAACCTGAACAGCAGCTATTGGCAGGCACATTTCTACGCCTACGCCAGACCGCCGTACAACTAAGGAGGGCGGCTATGCTGACGCTGATCCCTGTTTCTCTTGCGCAGGCGAACGAGTTTGTGCGGCAGCATCACCGCCACCACAAGCCCGTCGCCGGACACAAGTTTTCCATTGGCTGTTCTGAAAATGGGCGGCTTTGCGCCGTTGCCATTGTGGGACGGCCTGTGAGCCGCTATTGGGACGACGGCTTTACGCTGGAGGTCAACCGCCTATGCAGCGATGGCACGAAGAACGCTTGTAGCATCCTCTATGCGGCAGCGGCACGGGCTGCGCGGGCGATGGGCTACCGCAAAATCATTACCTACACCTTAGACACCGAAAGCGGCGCGAGCTTACGCGCCGCAGGCTGGACGAACGCCGGACTTGCGGGCGGCAAGGCATGGACAGGCAGCCGCCGTCCTGCCCAGCCGCTCTATCCGGCACAAATGAAATACCGCTACGAAAAGCGGTTGAATGAAAGGAGCTGCTAACCTTTTACACCCTATATTTATAGCCGTTTTCGGGGCGATTGACTGCAATGTGACTGCAATTAACTTGTTTTGCTGAACAAGTCGTCCATGTACTGCTCAAACACATCAACGTGCTTGTTCTGATAATCCTCAAATGCGTCGCAGTATGTATTGAGTGTAATGCGTATATCGGAGTGTCCGAGAAGCGATTGCAGGACCTTTGCCGACATGCCGCCCTCGATGCACCTTGTAGCGTAAGTATGGCGCAGAGAATGGCAGGACACAACACCCGGCTGAGTTTTGTCAACTATATCGTATCTTTCCAAAGCGCGCTTGATCGCCATATTAACCTGGCTTGTGGTGATCACCTTGTTTGCCTTGTAATCATAGAACAGCAGATGCTCTTTGTTCGGCTTATAAGTTATCAAGTAATCCTTTATAACTGCGACCGCCTGAGAGGTGAGGGGAATTCTGCGCTGACCTGCATAGGTCTTAGTCGTTTCTCCGATTACGGTGCGCTCATCATCGTCCTTTGTCAGAGTTCGGCGAATATTGATTGTGTTGAATTCAAGATTAACGTCATTCAAGTCAAGCGCATTTATTTCACCCATTCTCATACCTGTATACATCATCAGGAGGATTTGCGGCTTATAATCAATGTCGGCGCTGTTGAGTACATTGATAAATTTTCTTTGCTCGGCAATGGTCAAGGCTCTGACTTTCTTCGGACGCTTGTCTGATTTAGGACGCTTGATAAACTGACAAGGGTCTTTCTTAATTATATCCCTTTGTAATGCCACACGGAAGCAACGGCATACAAGCCCGTAGACCTTGCTTATAACCGAGTTTGAATACGGCGTCAAAGTCAGCAATGCGTTTTTAATCATGTCTTCTGTGGCTTGCTGAATGGGCGTGCCGGCAATGTCAAGTGATTTGATAACCTTTAGAGTTGAACGGTTTCGGGCATATGTGCTGTTTGCGACAAGGTTCATTTTGTGATCCTCTTCGATGAGTGATTCAATGAAGTCATAGACCGTAAGCTCCGAGACGGGAATTTTGCCGCCGTTTTCGGCTTCACGTTTGATTTTTTCGAGCTTTTCCTTAACGCCGGCTCTTGTTTTTGCATACGCCGTTTTGCGTATCAGCCTGCCGTCGACACCTTTGCCGAGAGTGATTTGACCCACCCAGCCCCGCTTTTCGGATTTGTAAATCGTGCCGTCTCCGTTGCCTCTTGATTTAGTTTTAGCCATAAAAATAACCGTCCTTTCAAAAAAAATGGTTGCAAAAACCTGAGAAAGGCGGTATAATGTAGCCACAGCCTTTCTTTTGGTGGTTCGGAAGATTGGATGTATTGCCGTTTGGTGTGCCAGCACCGAGCGGCGTTTTTACTTCTATTGTTGTGAAAATAAATCACAAACTACTCTTTCGGGTAGGTGTCAAAGGTTTCATTTGTTGAAATGTCGATTATATTATCTTACTTATCTAAAATGACTTGCGCTGCGGTGGTGGTAGTGCTTTTACCCGAACTATCCGGGCTTGAATCATTGGTAACGCTGATAATGAGGGCAACGGAAATAATTGCAAAAGCAAGGATCGCTATTATAAAAGCCCACATACAGCCCGTTTTTGCTTTTGTCTTTTGTATGCTTGATTTAAGATCTGCGCCGCACTCGGGGCACTGTACTGAACCGTTGGGAATAACCTTTTTACACTTTGAACATATCATTTTCAATATCTCCGTTATTTTATTTCTATTACGTTGCCGATTTTACATGTAGCGACATATTGTAGTTTTGTAAATCGATTTTTAATTTCAACATTAAAATCTAATTTGTAAAAAGGTACGCTGTTAATTTTTAATCGTATTTTGTGTGTACCGACATTTAATTTATAAGAGCCTGTATTGCCGTTAAAAATTGTACCGTAATCTATGCCGTCGATTTTTATACGGATACTTGCCTTTTTATTGTAAAGCTTTCCTGTTGTTGCTGTAATGAAAAGATTTGGTTCTTTTACGATTTGATTTAATCTCTCCATTGCGTTCCGTGCAATCTCGTTATCAAAATCTAAGTCTAAAACACGATTGTAATAGATCTCTGCTCCGTCGGTGTCACCTCTTTGCATATACTCGGAAGCCCTGCGAAGAAGATTATCAATTTCACCGGAATGGTCAACGCCAACACTTCCACGATGTTCGACGACTACCTTTTCCTGCACAATTTTTGTGCCGCAATAGGAACAGAAGCCAAATTCTCTCGAATCGTCCAACTGAACCTGTGCACCGCATTGCGGACAAACCATCGGAATAAATCCCATTTTTAACACCCTTTCAATTAAAGTCATTTATCACACCGCAAGGCGGTTATGAACTAAGCTAATCAATTTCTCTTATAAGCAGCCTCGAGCGGCTTTTTTATTATGGATTACATTTGCCGCAAGGAGTATATCCCACGCTTTCCAGCTCGTCGGAAGTTCCATGAATAACAGCTTTATTCTCTTCCTTGATTCGACCCGCCTGAGAACAAGAGCTGTAATGGAATTTGCCTGTATTTGTGTTTACGATATAATCGTAAGATGCCTGAGTATGAACGATTTCCCTTTTAGGCTCAGTCTCTTCCTCGGTTGTCGGCTCTGTTGTTGTTTCGGTAGTTGTTACCGTTGTTGGCCTTGACGTTGTTGTAACAACTGTAGTGCTTGATGCTGTTGTTTCGGGTTCCTCGTTTTTGTTTTGCAGCGAATCATTGCACGAACCGATTATTCCCAGAAATAAAACGACAGCAACAATTATAATGATCGTTTTCTTGCTTGGCTTTCTTTTCGCACCTCTCATTTTCACCCTCCTTTTTCACGGTAAGTAATTACCAAAACTTACCTGTAGATTTTACACTTTGCCTCACTTAAAATTTTAGGTGAGGTGATTTTATATGAATTATAAAGACTATCAAGATGCAAGAGACGCAGTGTGGAGACTGCTGATTGATTTACGGATATCCGAGCTGCCGGTAAACACCGTTAAGGTATGCGCCGAGCTTGAAATCAAGCTGCATTACTACGAACCAACCGACGAAAGTGACGGCATGAGCTGCTACATTAACGGCATGCCGCACATATATGTCAGCTCCGAGGTGTCACCGGAGCGGCGGCGATTTACAATCGCTCACGAGCTTGGGCATATAATCCTCGGCCATGTCGGCAAATACGAGCTTGTCAATCGTGAACCGTCACCGGACGATAATCCGGTTGAGCAGGCAGCGAATGTTTTCGCAAGTCGCTTATTATCTCCTGCGTGTGTGCTGTGGGGGTGCAATGTTCAGACTGCCGAGCAAATACAAGAGCTTTGCAAGATTAGCCAAACCGCCGCAGAATACAGAGCGAAAAGAATGAACGAGCTTTACAAACGCAATCGCTTTTTGACATCTCCGCTTGAGCAGAAAGTCTACTCACAATTTGAAACCTTTATAAAACGAAACAAATTTTAACCATCTTCAAGCGGAACTTCGGGTAAATTCTCAAGTTCCTTGAGCTTGCTGTCCGTAACTACAAGCGGAGTGTTATCTCCGTTACGGGCGGCTTTTTCTATTATATAAAGCTTTTCCTCCGACTCAATGCCGAGAAGCTTATCAACGGATTTCTGCATATCGGGGTGATTTCTATATGCAATTACTAACGCTTTTTCTCGTTCGGTTAAAGCAAAAGATGAAACAAAATCTTTTGATGTTTCTTTACCGTCAAGTAGGTAGCATGATGAAGTACCCAAGGCTTCGGCAAAGCGCTTGACTTCTTCATACATTTCATCTGTTATATTGTCCGCACCGTCAAAGAGGGCGAAGCGAATATCATCGTCTGTGACTGTTTTATGGTCAGTGATGGAGTTTTCAAGCACTTGTGTTGCTTGGTCAAAAGAATAAAGTGTGAAAGGATCAACATCCAGAGCTTTAGCAATTGCCTCAATGTTTTTGAGCTTTGGTTCATATTTTCCTTTAAGATAATCACTTAATAATGGTTTTGATACACCGGAACGTCTCGATAATTCAGCTGCACTGATGTTCTTTTCCTCTAACAGTCTTTTCAATACAGCGGCAAAAGTTTCTTCCATAAAATCACCTCTTGTATGGTTATCTTAACATATTGTTATATAAAAATCAACCCAAAAATAAAAAAATATTATTATTGTTGAAAAATCTATTGACAAAATATTTTAATTGTGATAAACTGAATGCAGTTAAGAAATCTTAACACTTTAACAAAAAGGAGGCGAACAAATGTCATTTAATTATTCAAAATTGAAAGGAAAAATTAAAGAGGTTTACGGAACACAGTATTTATTTGCAGAAAAAATGGGCTTATCAAACCAATGTGTGTCAAATAAACTTAACAACAAAGTGGAATGGACCCAAAGAGAAATGGAAAAAACAGTTAAAATCTTAGGCATCAAAAACGAGGAAATCTGCGATTATTTTTTTGCTCAATGAGTTAAGAAAACATAACTAATTAAGACCGTTTAATAACTATTTATCTCTATCGGAAATCTATTAACGCAAGAATAGGAGGTGAAATATGAAACAAAAAACATACGGATTTACATTAGACCGTGCAGGGACGGTAATTATCTTTCAAAGCGAAGAACAATACGAAGAAGCAAAAACCGCCAATCCCAATTTGAAGCTGATTACAACAATCGGAAGTGACGATTTGAAAGACTTTAAAAGTATAGTTATCACTCAGGTAAGTAAATAGGAGGATAAAACGGTACTCGGTCTTGATTCCATGTAAAAACAATTTGCTGAGGAATACCGTCAGCCGGCAACAATTCTTTAAACTCCCAACCTGCGGAGGTATATATGTAAATTACATGTTCCACTTCGTCAGGCATACCGTTTTTCAATCGGTATGAAAACTCACGCATATAATCACCACCTTTCAAGGCGATTATAGCACAAAACAAGGAAGAATTACAATCGAGTGAAGAAAATTCACAATGCAAGGAGTGTTAACGATGAAAAACGGTAATCACACTCAGAACGGCAATACAACCTTTATGAACCACCAAATAAAAAATGAGGAGGTGAGGATATGGCAACACAATTAGCCGAAGCTCTGGACATCTTTGAGCAGTTACAGAAAGTCTGTCAGATTGCTCAGGGTGAATGGAAAGCACTGAACGAGCTTGTTGAAAAGGAGGAATATCTCGATGTGGACGGCGTGGCAAAGTATATGGGCATTGCAAAATGTGCCGCAAATAAATATATGAACCGCCCTGATTTTCCGCTTCTTAAAGACTGCGGACAATCACGTCTCGTCAGCAAGACAGCATTGTTTCTTTACAACTTACAACGAAAGGAGGGATAAGCAATGGATTTGTTTTTCTGGATATTTTTTGTGGGCTTTTTCGGAAGTCTGTTCACGGCGGCTTTTTTCTTCGGCGGATATCAGGCGATCAAGGACAGGCTTTACAACATCAACGCCGAACGAGATGCCGAGATCGTCAGGCTTGCAAAGAAGCTTGACACTGCCAACATGAAGAACCGCCGCTATCAGGTCGAGCTTGAAAAGTTGTACAGAGAACAGCGCCAGGCACACTTTGAAGCCAACGCAGAGAATGTCCTGATAAAGGAAAAGAACCCGCCCAGCAGCATCAGCAGCAACTGAACGAGTTCTAAGGTTGAATAAAAATCACACACTTTATTCAACCCTATTATATCAAAAAAATAGTTTTTGTCAAGTAGGAGGCAAATATGGTAAAAATCACACAGTTTGAATTAGAAAATGTAAAACGCATTAAAGCTGTTGCCGTTGAACCACAGGAAAACGGATTGACGGTAATCGGCGGACGAAATAATCAAGGTAAAACTTCTGTTCTTGATGCCATTGCATGGGCTTTGGGTGGCGATAGATTCAAGCCGTCATCAGCAATGCGTGAAGGCTCAAACATTCCGCCACTTCTTCAAATCAAGCTTTCAAACGGTTTGGTTGTTGAACGCAGAGGTAAAAACAGCGATTTAAAGGTTATTGATCCGTCGGGTAACCGTGCAGGTCAGCAGCTTCTTAATGAATTTGTTTCTCAATTTGCTTTAAATATTCCGAAGTTTATGGAATCAAGCAGTAAGGAAAAGGCAGATATTCTTTTACAGATAATCGGTGTCGGAGATAAGCTGTTTGAGCTTGAACAGAAAGAATCGGAAATTTACAACAAGCGCAGATACATAGGACAGCTTGCCGACAGTAAAAGAAAACATGCTTCGGAAATGAAAAGCTATCCCGAAGCACCTACAGACCTTGTTTCGGCGGCTGATCTCATAAAAGAACAGCAGGACATCCTTGCACGGAACGGCGAAAATCAGCGTAAGCGTGAAAATGCTGCCAATATCAAAAGAGCATATGATACGGTGAACGATGAAATCACTGCATTACAGGTAAAATTACGGGAGCTTTCGGATAAAAGAGATACGCTCTCCAATGATTTAAGAATTGCCGAAATGACCGTTCAGAGCTTGCAGGATGAATCAACGGCAGAGCTTGAAAAGAGTATTGCCGAAATTGATATCATCAACAGTCATGTAAGAGCAAATCTCGATAAAATGCACATTGAAGAAGAAGCAAAACAATATACAGATCAGTACGATACGTTATCTCGTGAAATCGATGATGTACGCAAAGAAAAGTACGATCTTCTCAGTAGTGCGGAGCTTCCTCTTCCGGGGCTTTCGGTGGAAAACGGAGAGCTGATTTATAACGGCTTTAAATGGGATAACCTCAGCGGATCGGATCAGCTTAAGGTAACAACTGCCATTGTTCGCAAGCTTAATTCAAATTGCGGATTTGTTTTGCTTGATAAGCTTGAACAGATGGACGAGGAAACCTTGCAGAATTTCGGCAAGTGGCTTGAATCCGAGGGCTTACAGGCAATCGCAACGAGAGTAAGCACAGGTGACGAATGTTCCATTATTATCGAGGACGGTTATGTTAAGCCGGAAGAAAAAGCAAAATATAAGGAGTGGAATTCATGAACATATCAACAGGAGTAATTGTTTCCGCACAGAAAGTCGTGTTATACGGTTCAGAGGGAATCGGTAAATCAACTTTTGCTTCGTGTTTCCCCGATCCCATTTTTATTGACACCGAGGGAAGCACAAAAAAACTCAACGTGAAGCGTATGGACAAGCCTACAAGTTGGACTATGCTTAAGGAACAGATCAAATATATCATTGCTCATCCCGAATTATGCAGCACACTCGTTGTCGATACCATTGATTGGGCTGAACAGCTTTGTATTGACGATATCTGTGCAAGGGCAAACAAAAAGGGTATTGAAGATTTTGGCTACGGAAACGGTTATGTATATGAAAAAGAAGAAATCGGGCGTTTCCTTAATCTTCTTGATGAAGTAATCGCAAAGAATATTAACGTTGTTCTTACGGCGCACGCTCAGCTTCGTAAGTTTGAGCAGCCTGACGAAATGGGCGCATATGACCGTTGGGAACTTAAGCTCGGTAAAAAGACAAGCTCTCAGATCTCACCGCTTATTAAAGAGTGGGCGGATATGGTGCTTTTTGCAAATTACAAAACCATTACCGTGTTTAATGAAAAAACACAGAAGTATAAAGCACAGGGCGGTCAGAGAGTGATGTACACCACTCATAATCCTTGTTGGGATGCCAAGAACCGTGACGGATTGCCGGAGGAAATACCTTTCGATTTTTCGTCGATAGCTCATGTTATTCCTGACTTCAAGAAGTCTGTACCTCAGCCGACAACAACTGTTGACAGAGGCGATTTTGAAGAAATTATCGATAACACAGCAGAGACAGATAAACCAATTGAAACTCAGCAGAAGGCAAAACCTGCAAATGAAACAATCAATCCTAAAATAGCAAAGCCTTTGGCGGATTTGATGAATGCGAGCGGAGTTACAGAAAAAATGCTCCGTGAAACCATAGCTTTACAAGGCTATTTCCCCGAATCAACACCTATAGAAAATTACCCTGCCGACTTTGTTGAATATGTTGTCAGCATATGGGATAAGGTACTTGCGAGCATTAAGGAAAACAACGACTTACCATTTTAATTATTAAAGAGGAGATTTATCATGGATAATAACAATATTGAAAGAGAGCTTGATTGGGATTCCGAAATAAACAAGGAATCTGAATTTACATTACTTCCCGAAGGTGATTACAATTTTACAGTTGTATCATTTGAAAGAGCAAGACATCCAGGCAGTGCAAAGCTGCCGCCTTGTAATAAGGCTATCGTGAAAATAAAAATTGACGGCGGTGAGCTGGGAAGCACTACCATTCAGCATAACCTTTTTCTTCATACAAAGTGTGAGGGAATGCTCAGTGAGTTTTTTATTGCGATCGGGCTCAAAAAGCACGGCGAAAAGCTTGCCATGAATTGGAATGCCGTACAGGGCAAGACGGGAAGATGTAAGGTATATATTGATACATATACACGAAATGACGGCACAGAGGGGCAGTCAAACAAGATTAAACGCTTCCTTGAACCTGCTCAGCAGTCTGCACCCGCTACACCGTCGTGGAAGACAGGAAATAAAGGTGGTTGGTAATGGAACTGCGCCCATATCAGCAGGCGGCAAAGGATTCTGTTTTTCATGAATGGCATACCGGCAACAAACGTACACTTCTTGTTCTTCCGACAGGTACAGGCAAAACGATAGTGTTTGCAAAAATCGCCGAAGAATGTGTAAAAAACGGCGAGCGAGTGTTAATTCTTGCTCACCGAGGCGAATTACTTGAACAGGCTGCGGACAAAATCAGAAAAGCAACAGGGCTTGTTTGCGCAACAGAAAAAGCCGAGCAAAGCTGTCTTGGCAGCTGGTACAGAATTGCCGTCGGTTCGGTTCAATCCTTACAGCGAGAAAAGCGACTTAACCGTTTTGATGAAAACTACTTTAATTCAATAATCATTGATGAAGCTCATCATTGCATTTCTGACGGCTATCAAAAGGTATTACAGCATTTTGATAATGCAAATGTTTTAGGCGTAACGGCTACACCGGACAGAGGAGACATGAAAAATCTCGGTGAATACTTTCAAAGCTTGGCATATGAATATAAGCTGCCACAGGCAATCAGAGACGGTTTTCTCTGCCCGATAAAAGCTTTGACTATTCCACTTAAGCTTGACCTTACAAAAGTCGGCATGCAGAGCGGAGATTTTAAGGTCGGTGATCTTGATACGGCACTTGACCCGTATCTTGAGCAAATAGCCGATGAAATGTTGCAGCATTGCTCGGACAGAAAAACAGTTGTCTTTTTACCGCTTATTAAAACGAGTCAGAAGTTTAAGGATATTTTGAATTCTAAAGGATTTAAAGCTGCCGAAGTAAACGGAACAAGTGAGGACAGGGCGGAGGTCTTAGAAGACTTTGAGAACGATAAGTACAATGTTCTTTGTAATTCAATGCTTCTTACCGAGGGTTGGGACTGCCCGTCCGTTGATTGTGTCATAGTCCTCAGACCGACAAAGGTTCGCAGCCTTTACAGTCAGATGGTTGGCAGAGGGACAAGGCTTTCTCCCGGCAAGAAGGAACTTCTTTTGTTAGATTTCCTTTGGATGACCGAGAAGCATGAGCTTTGCAGACCGGCACACCTTATTTGCACTAATCCCGAAGTTGCCGATAAAATGATTGAAAATATGAAAGATGCAGCTTGCCCGATAGATATTGAAGAAGCAGAACAGCAGGCAGAAACCGACGTCGTTGCTCAGAGAGAAGAAGCATTGGCGAAAGCTCTTGCTGAAATGAAAAATCGCAAGCGTAAACTTGTTGATCCACTTCAATTTGAGATGTCTATACAAGCCGAAGATCTTTCAGGTTATGTGCCGTCGTTTGGCTGGGAGATGTCTCCACCGTCAGATAAACAGCTTGCCGCACTTGAAAAATTCGGTATTTTCCCCGATGAAGTAGGAAATGCAGGCAAGGCTAAAATGCTTCTTGACCGTTTAAACAAACGCCGAGATGAGGGCTTGACTACGCCGAAACAGATTCGCTTTCTTGAGGGCAGAGGCTTTCAACATGTCGGCACATGGCGTTTTGAAGATGCAAGAAAACTAATTGATCGCATAGCTGCCAACAGTTGGCGAGTACCGCACGATATAGTACCAAACAAATATACACCTGAACATAAGGAGGCAATGACCTATGCAGGATGGTGAAATCGGAATAATTGAATTACTTGAACACATTAACCCTGCGTTATGTTCGTATCAGGAATGGGTAAATGTCGGTATGGCTCTCAAAGAAGAGGGCTATACCGTCAGTGTATGGGATGAATGGAGTAAAAACGATTGCAGATATCATAACGGCGAATGTGAAAGAAAATGGAAAACCTTCCAAGGAAATCAAAATCCCGTTACAGCCGGTACTATTTTTCAAATTGCAAAAGATCAAGGCTGGAAGCCGTCCTTTGAGGGCTCGGAGCTTGATTGGGATTCTGAAATAGGCAAGGATCGAGTAATCGATAAATCATGGGTCGAAAGCCGTGAACTGAACATTCCGGAACATTGGAATCCTGTTAAGCAGCTTATTACATATCTTGAAACATTATTTGACAGTACAGAAAATGTCGGATACGTAACTACCACATGGGAAAAAGACGGCAAATATCTTCCTACAAAAGGAAATTATGATCGAACGGCAGGAGAACTTATTCAGGCATTAAACAACTGCAAGGGAGATATCGGCTCTGTTCTCGGAGATTACAGAGAAGAAGCGGGGGCGTGGATCAGGTTTAATCCGCTCGACGGAGAGGGCGTAAAAAACGACAATGTAACAGATTTTCGTTTTGCGCTTGTTGAATCGGATAACATGGAGCTTGAAATGCAAAACGCCCTTTTACACGAGCTTGAATTGCCTATTGCCGCTCTTGTTTACAGCGGCGGAAAAAGCTTACATGCCATTGTCAGAATTGACGCTGCGGATTATTCCGAGTATCGAAAAAGAGTTGACTATCTTTATGCTAAATGCCAAAAAAACGGATTGACGATTGATTCGCAGAATAAGAATCCTTCAAGACTTTCCCGTATGCCGGGAGTGACACGCAAAGGTCAAAAACAGTATTTACTTGAAACCAATATCGGTAAACAAAGCTGGGCTGAATGGCAGGAATGGATTGAGGGCGTTGACGACGATCTTCCCGATCCTGAGAAGCTTGAAAGTGTATGGGATAACCTCCCCGAGCTTGCACCGCCGCTTATTGACGGTATTCTTCGGCAGGGGCATAAAATGCTTGTTGCGGGTCCGTCAAAGGCAGGAAAATCATTCGCTTTGATTGAACTGTGCTGTGCCATTGCAGAGGGTAAGAAATGGCTTGGTTTTGATTGTACGCAGGGTAAGGTTATGTATGTAAACCTTGAGCTTGACAGAGCCTCATGTTTGCACCGCTTTAAAGATGTATATAATTCACTTTATTGGGAGCCTGAAAATATCAGTAACATTGATATTTGGAACCTTAGAGGTAAGTCGATTCCGATGGATAAGCTCGCCCCGAAAATGATTCGCAGAGCAGCTAAAAAGAATTACATTGCGATCATTATTGATCCGATATATAAGATCATTACAGGTGACGAAAACTCAGCCGAACAGATGTCGAAATTCTGTAATCAGTTCGATAAGGTTTGTACCGAACTCGGCTGTGCCGTTATTTATTGTCACCATCACTCAAAAGGTTTGCAGGGCGAGAAAAAGTCAATGGACAGAGCATCAGGCTCGGGAGTTTTTGCTCGTGACCCCGATGCGCTGATTGACCTCATAGAGCTTGATTTGGACGAAGCAATAAAGAAACAGTTAGACAACAAGGCAGTATGTGAAGTCGTGTCAGATTGGCTGTCACGCTTCAATATGAAAGACGAAGTTGCCATTGATGATTTACTTGTCGCTGACAAAGCGACAGAAGCCGCCAGGGGGCTTTTAAAGCCTACAAGCTTTAAACTTATGATGAAAGATATTAACAGTGTCAAACAGCGTCAGGAAAGCTTTACGGCGTGGAGGATTGAAGGAACGCTCAGAGAATATCCGAAATTCAATCCTATCAATCTTTGGTTTAAGTATCCGGTACATGTCATAGACGATGCGGATATCCTCAAAGATATTGATACTCAGAATTCTAAAGGCTCACCTTGGCAGAAGAATTTTAACAAAAGGAAATCTAAGCAGGAGAATAAAAAGGATCGGCAAGTCTCTCTTGAAGGAGCTTTTGAGTATTGTAATAATGACGGTAAATCATCACTTAAAGACTTATCCGAATATATCGGAAAGAGTGAAAAAACTGTCAGAAATTATGTTGAGGAACACTCAGATTTTTGGATTAAAGACGGTGTTGTCGGTAAAATCGAGTGAGGGAAAAAGTCGATAGAAAAAAATAAATTTCCCGATTTTCCCTTAAAACCTGAAAAAAGGAAAAATTCGATTAGTTTATCGAAAATTTCCGAGTGAGGGAAAAAGTCGATTATTTATCGAAAATTTCCGTAGGGAAGGAAAAACAATATATATAAATATATTAAAAGTGATTTTTCCCTACGGTCACAGGGGATAAAAAGTGTGGTGGCTTAAGCTGCCGCCACACACAACTTTTTCCCCTGACTGTGACAAAAGCAATTTCTTTGAAAGGAAGAAAAAATATGCGTAAGCAAAAGAGAAGCCAGCTCTTAAATGTTGCAAGAAAAATGCCGCCTCTTTTTCACACGATACCGGGACAGGCTTTTGATATTTTACAAAGTCAGGTTCTATTGTGGTTGATAAAACAACCTGACATTTTGAATTTTATTTGGAACAACATAAAACAATCCGGAGATGTCTTTTATGATCCGAAATCGGGTAAATGGCAAGGTACGGATTATGAAAAGGAGAAAAGATTTATGATAAAAGAATATGCCTTCTTCGTTCCGATGATTATTCCGACGGTAACGGATCAGGAAAAGAAAATCAAAGTTGTTAATGGTAAACCCCGAATATATAAGCCGACAGAGCTTAAAGATGCAAAACAAAAATTTCTTGCCTACCTCGGTGAATATAAACCCGAAGAACCTTTACATGGTGCGGTGCAGCTCGTGACAAAGTGGTGCTTCCCGATTACAGGTAAGCATTACAACGGAGAGTATAAAACTACAAGACCGGATACCGATAATTTAATCAAGCTTCTTAAAGATGTTATGACAGAATTAAGCTTCTGGAAAGACGATGCTCAGGTTGCAAGTGAAATTACGGAAAAGTTTTATTCCGATGTACCGGGTCTGTTTATAAGCATAAAAGGCGATATATGATGAACATTTCCGAAATCATTATACAGCTAAAAAAACAAATTGCAATGGAACGGTATGTTTTTTATCAGGGTAGCAGATACATACCGGCATGCCTTGTATATTGGTTTGACAGAGTTCAAAATCAATGGAATTATTCCGTTGAACTTATAGATCCAACGCATAAGAATTCGACAGTAAGAGTAAGTGTCAAGAAAATCGCTTTTGAACCTGATAACAAGAATGAAGAAATGGGGGAGTAGATATGCAAGTTTTAGTTGCTTGTGAGGAAAGTCAAAGGGTATGTATGGCTTTCCGTGAAAAAGGCCACGAAGCATATTCGTGCGATATAATCGACTGTTCGGGCGGACATCCGGAATGGCATATAAAACAAGATGTAATCCCGCTGCTAAACGGTCATTGTGAGTTTATAACTTGTGACGGCAAAACACATGAAATTGAGAATAGTTGGGATTTGCTTATTGCCCATCCTCCCTGTACTTACTTATCAAATGCCGGAGCAAGGCACTTATGGAAAGGACATGAATTACAGGCTGACAGGGTAATGCTTGGTATTCAAAGTAGAGACTTATTTATGCAGTTTTTATGGTCGAGCATACCCTTGATATGTGTTGAAAATCCTGTTCCATCAAAGGTATTCTGCCTGCCTCAGTACACACAATCCATTCAGCCATATATGTTTGGACACCCCTTTACCAAAAAAACCTGTTTATGGCTCAAAGGATTGCCGCCGCTTAAATCGACAAATATTGTGAAACCTGTCGCTACATGGTGTCCGAGCGGGAGTTACAGTCACAAACACGGAGAACAGCATAAGGGAATGTTTACTACAGACAGAGCTAAAAACCGTGCAAAAACATTTCCGGGGATTGCTAATGCGATGGCTGAACAGTGGGGATAAGGAGGTAACAGCATGGGCTTAAAACAGCAGCCTAAATGTAAAGACAAGACCTGTCGCTTCTGCGATGATGATACTTGCGAGGACTGGGAGGAAAAGCGATGACAAAAACCTATTGTAACAAGTGCGGCAAAGAGTTAAAGAACTTTAAAGAATGCCGAAAAGTAAACTTGCGAATACACGGTAAAATAACGATTGGGGCTGACTGGAATCTTGATTATTGTGAAGATTGCTTTAAAGATGTTGTAGGTATTGATTTTTATGAGCAATTTAGAAAAAGAGAAATAGAATTTCAACAGAAAGTGGAAGAAAGGGAAAGGAAAAGGAAAAAGAAGAATGAGATGTGATTATTGCCCGTTAGCTCCGTATGATGATATTTGCCCCGAATCCGAGGGTGAATACGGAATAGAGCATAAAGACGGTTCGTTAGGTTGCCGACGCCCACGAAATTGGATTGAAAAGCGAGATAATGAACGTTCCGAGTATTACGGTGATATGGGAACGGATATGGGAATTGAAATGACTTTGACAGAATCGGAGCTTGCAAGAGCGATTGAGCTTTGTAAACATATGGTTGGGCTTGATTATAAAAGTCCGTATCATCGACACGTGAAAGCATTTTACAAGCCATACCGAAATTATTATGAAGCTCCGAAAGACGGCAATCCGATTTTGGATAAACTGCCGTTTAACATTATAACTAAAAGGGTATGCGGTGTATCAGTTTGGTATGAGCTTACAGAACAAGGCTTGGCGTGGCTCGGCAGACAGTTAAAAATAACAATATGGGAGGTTAAATAATGACGGAAAAAGAAGCAATAAACGTTATGACACAAGCGAGAGAAGATGCTGGACAGGCATTAAAGGAGCGTGATTGACAGTGACAGCCAAGGAATATTTGTCGCAGGGGAGGTGGCTTAATCAGAAGATACTGAACCGTAACGATGAGATCAGGCAGCTTCGGGAGCTGGCGGAGACGATAAAGGCTACAAACTATGAGCAGAGCATTGTTCAGACCTCAGGGAAGCCCGATGCCGTGTTTGCCACGATTGTTGAGAAGATAGCAGACAGCGAATCCGAGCTGTCGGACGAGGTTGAAAGATATCTTAAATTCAGGGAAAAAATCGGAAGAGAAATTCGGCAGCTTCCCGAGGACGAGGAAAAGATACTTCTTGAAAAGCGGTACATAAGCTTTAAACCCTGGACTGTAATCGCCGATGAAATGGGCTATGTCAGGCGGCATATCACGAGAAAACACGCAGAAGCATTACAGAGCTTTGAAAAAATTCACACAGAAATTTTGAAAAATGTCCCTAAATGTCCTTGAATGTCCCTCTTGACATGGTATATTATTATACTTGGAAATATAGTAAAGCCGTGTTGAGAAGTCAATGCGGCTTTTGCTTTTGGAGAAGCTATGAATAAGAGATGTAAGAAATGCGTTTGGCTTGAGAGGATCAACGCTCAGACGGCATATTGTATGTTTAAACGGTGCATTTATGGAAATTCAAGAGAAAAAGATAAAAGAACTGATACCTTACGAAAAGAACCCGAGAAAGAACGATGCGGCGGTTGAGTATGTCACGAATTCAATTAAAGAATTCGGGTTTAAGGTGCCGATAGTCATTGACAAAAACGGCGTGATCGTATGCGGCCATACACGGTATAAGGCGGCGCAGCGGCTGAAGCTGAAAACCGTGCCGTGCATTATCGCCGATGATCTCAACGATGAACAGATAAAGGCGTTCAGGCTGGCGGATAACAGGGTCTCGGAAAAATCCGAATGGGATTTCGATTTGCTTTATGAGGAGCTTGACGGCATATTTGATATTGATATGGAGGAGTTTGATTTTGACTTGCCGGAGGAGCAGGAGACGCCGGAGGAGCAGGAGACGCCCGACGAGCCGAAAGAAAACCACCGTGAGGCAACCTACAAGAAATATAATCTTGAATTGGTGGACGGCACAAGGCTTGACGGCTTTTATCAGATGCCGATTATTCATAAGGAAGATTTTATCCCCGAGGACTTAATCGGGTTTAACTATATGCTTACGGCAAAGGATAAGAATGTCGGTATTCATTGCTTTGTTGACGATTATCAATTTGAAAGGCTTTGGACTTCGCCGCAGGAATATGTTGAGAAGATAGCCGAATACGATTGCTTCTTATCTCCCGATTTCAGTCTTTATATGGACATGCCTATGGCGATGAAGATATGGAATATCTATCGAAGCCGACTGATAGGTCAGTTTTTGCAGGACTGCGGAGTATGTGTTATTCCGACGATATCATGGGCGGAGCCCGAAACGTTTTCTTTTTGCTTTGCCGGCATAGAGAAAGGCTCGGTCGTTGCGGTATCGACTATCGGAGTAAAGCGTGAAGAAGATTCTTTTCACGTCTGGAAAACAGGTATGGACGAAATGATACGTGTGCTTGAGCCGGCTGCTATTCTCGTTTACGGCGGCGAGGTCGAATACGATTACAAGGGAATAAAGGTTGTTTATTACGGTAATCATGTGACGGAACAAATGAAAGAAGAAAAAGCTACACGAAATGTTGAAAAAACGGAATGAATGTGATACACTTATCAAAAGGAGTTGATAATATGGAAAACATTGATGAAAAGAACCTGGTACCTGCGACCGACAAGGAAATCAACGAAGCCATTGACAGAGTTTTTGCAGAAATGGATGCAGAGTTGGACGAAATGTTCAGCGATGAAACTCTTGAAAGAGAATACGGAGATTACATGAAAGAATTTGGAAAGGCAACGACCGTTGAAGAAAGAACAGCGGTTATGGACAAATATGGCATAAATTATCAGATATAAAAATCAAATATGTAAAAAGAGCTACTTTGATATGCACCCCAAAAGTTAGACGCTTTTGGAGGTGCATATCACACTTCGGTGGCTCTTTTTTTATGCATTAAAGGAGTAGTAATATGATAAAAATAAACATTCAACTGTTTGGTGGACGAGGTGCAAACAGCGGATATGGGCAGGGTATCAGTACGGGCGGAGACGATAGCCGTGTATCCGCTTTTTATGACAAAACGAAGAAATACCAAGGTATGACAATTCATCAGTTTGAAAATGCGGTGAGAGACAAAAGCGTTGAATATATCGGATTGTATGATAAAGACGGAAAGTTAATTGTTGCAGGAACCAGTAACAACAAAGGCGCGGTTGTCATTCCGACAGGACATCCAAACTTTAAAGATGCGGTGACTTTGACGCATAATCATCCTTATAAAGGAAGAAGAATTATCGGCGGTTCTTTCTCAGGTGCAGATGTTCAAAATCATTTGCGCTTTGGTTTTAAAGGCGAAACAAGGGCGGTTTCAAACGGTCCTAATGAAAATACATATATTTTCAGAGCTAAAAAGGGCGTAAATCAAAATACGGTAAAAATGACTTCGATAGCAAATAAGATGGATAGCCATTACAAGGCAACAGCACAAAAAACACTTGATGCTGTAAGAAAAGATCTCTCTTCCCGTGGCAAATCTTTAAATGGTAGGGATAATCAGGTCTACATTGGAACAGCAAAAAAGCTTTGGAAAAAAGCGAATGTAAATCGTTACGGTTATGAATATATCGAAGTTAATAAATCACGTTGGTGATTAAATGGCTAATGAGAAGAATCTTGAAAAAGGAAAGCAGACACAGTTCCGAACAGGCGAGGAACAGGCGAGAAACGCACAAAAAGGCGGCGTTGCGAGCGGAAGGGCACGGCGCAGGAAAAAGCTGTTAAAAGATACGGTCAATATGCTTTTGGCTTTGCCGATGCAGGAGGGACGGCTCGACAGGCTGACGGATTTAAAATCAATCAAGGATAAAAATATCACGGTTGAGGAAGCTATGGTATTAAAGCAGATACAAAACGCTATGAAGGGCGATCTGAGGGCTTTTGAAAGCATAATCGCGCTGTCCGAATCTCATAACAAGACAGGCGAGCAGCCGAAAGCACAGGAGACCGACAACGCATTTATTGAAGCACTGAACGGCAAGGCTGCGGAGGCGTGGAACGATGCAGAAAAGGAATAAATTCAAATGGGAGCCGTTCAGCAATAAGCAGTTAAAGGTTATGACTTGGTGGTGCGATAATTCACCCGTCAAGGACTATGACGGCATTATAGCCGACGGAGCGGTCAGATCGGGTAAAACCGTATCAATGGCTATTTCATTTGTGAATTGGGCTATGGCACGATTTAATGAAACGGATTTTGCCTTATGCGGAAAGACGGTCGGAAGCTTGCGCCGTAACGTTGTTATTACGCTCAAACAACAGCTGCTGAGCCTTAACTACGAGTACGAGGAAAAACGTACGGATAATCTCATAATCATTTCAAAGGGGAATGTAACAAATTATTTCTATGTGTTCGGCGGCAAGGACGAAAGCTCACAGGACTTGATACAGGGCATGACGCTCGCCGGCGTTCTTTTTGATGAGGTTGCATTGATGCCCGAATCGTTCGTTTCACAGGCTGAGGCACGATGCAGCGTTGAGGGCTCAAAGCTATGGTACAACTGCAATCCGAAAGGACCGACGCACTATTTCAAGACAAAATATGTTGATGCGATAAAGGACAAAAATCTTCTTTATCTCCATTTCACAATGGACGATAATCTTACGCTGTCCGAAGCCGTTAAAGAAAGATATCGCCGAATGTTTACGGGCGTTTTCTATGACCGAAATATTTTAGGCTTATGGGTAACGGCGGAAGGCAAGATATATTTTTCGTTTACGAAGGACAATGTAATTGCTTCTGCCGATTGGTATGCAAAAGACGGAAACGGTAATTATATTCACCCGCTGAGAAAGAATATATCAATATGCACCATAGGCGTCGATTTCGGCGGAAATAAATCAAGTACAGCGTTTACATGCACGGCATTTACAAAGGGCTTTGCCGAGTGCGTGACGGTCAAGGAGCGGCGCATTAAAAATGAGATCGACCCGACACAGCTTGAAAAGGAGTTTGTTGACTTCTGCCGAGAGTGCAGAGCGGAATATACGGTGCTTACCGCTTATTGCGACTCAGCCGAGCAGGTGCTTATACGAGGGCTGAGAAAGGCGGTCATGAACGAGCACATACCTATTGCAATAAATAACGCCCGTAAGGGTGAAATAATAGACAGAATACGGTTTGGATTGACGATGTTTGCGCAACATCGTTTTTTTATTGTCTCAAATTGCCCGGAGACGATACAGGCGTATACCGACGCTGTATGGGACGATAAGAAAGAGGACGTAAGGCTTGACGACGGGACAACAAACATAGATAACCTTGACAGCTCGGAATACAGCCAGGAGCCCTACATGAAAACAATGATAGACTTAACGAAGAAAAGAGGATAGCATGAATCCGCAGATTGTAAATTATTTAAAGAGCAAAGGAAATACGGTCATTGACGAAAACATTGATGACAAGCTTGAAACGTGGGAGCAGTGGTACAGAGGACACGTCGACCGCTTCCATTCATACAAGATATACAAGGGTCAGAAGAACCTCAATCAGACAAGGCGCACTCTCAATATGGCGGCTCGAGTATGCCAGGATTGGGCGGATTTGCTGCTTAACGAAAAGGTTGAGCTTTCGGCATCGGATAAATACACCGAGGAAGTTTTGCACAGGCTTCTTGAACAGGTCAATTTCTATGTCAGAGGAAACAACCTTATTGAAGCGGCTTTCGCAAAGGGCGGCGGCTTTCTTATCCAATATTGGGACGGAATGAAGGTCAATCAAAAGTACATTACGCAGGATAAATTCTATCCGATTTCTTTTGATTCGGGCAAGGTAACGGAAGCTGCTTTTGCTTCGGAAATAACGATCAAGGGTCAGACCTATACATATCTTGAGACGCATACAAAAGACGAAAACGGCTTTTATGTTGTTGAAAATAATATTTTAAAGTCGGAAAGTCAAAGCATTTCCGAAATGCCCGAGATGTACGGGGAATTGGGCTTGGATCAGTATATTTACACGCTTTCCAAAACGCCGACATTTCAGCAGATACGCCCGAACATTGCAAACAAGGATAAATTCGATTCACCTTACGGAACAAGCATATTTGCCGGTGCAACGGATGTCCTTGAGGGCGTTGACATTGTATATGACGCTTATGTTAAGGAAATCCTTCTCGGTCGAAAGAGAATATTTGCGAGGGATTCAGTTACCAACGTTCACATTATGGAGAACGGACAAACGGTCAAGGTGTTTGACCCGTCGGACGAGGTCTTTTATCTGCTACCCGAGAACAAGGACGACCCGTCTGCACCGCCGATTATAGAGAGCAATATGCAGCTGAGAGTTACCGAGCTTGATGCGGCGATGCAAACGCAGTTGAATTTGCTGTCGCAGGCGTGCGGCTTCGGAGCAAACGGTTACAAATGGGACAGCGGCAATGTGTCAACGGCTACACAGGTCATATCGGAAAACAGCAAAATGTTCCGCACTCTGCATAAGCACGAATCGGTTCTGAGAACCGCAATAATTGACATGGCACACAGCCTCTTGAACTTTGAAGCGATATATAACGGAGATAAAAGTATCGATTTGAACGCAACGATAACGGTTGATTTCGACGATTCTATCATCGAAGATACGGCGGAGATAAAAAGACAGGCAATGCTTGAATTCAACGCAGGTCTTATTGATGCGATTGAGTATTACAAGCAGATTTACAAGCTCGACGAGGAACAGGCAAAGAGCTTTTACAACGAAATGTTGCGGAGAAAGCCGGAAGTTGAGGAAGAACCCGAGGGCACATAATGATTAAGGACATTGACAGTTTATCACAGCCGATAATCAACATTTACAGTCAAATTGAGCTTGATCTCATAAAGGAAATAGCGAGAAGATTTGACTTGAACGATGAAATCGGCGGTACAATGGAATGGCAGCTGAAAAAGCTTGATGAATTGGGTGTTCTCAATGCCGACACGGTAAAGGTTATTGCCTCATATTCGGAAAAGAGCGAGCAGGAAATACTCAATATGCTCAAAAAGGCACAGCTTGCAAACATCAATATGACCGAGCTTGAAGAAGCATACAGGCAGGGCAGTATCACGGTTGACCCGATGAATATAAAAACCAATTCGGCATTTGCCGAGGTCCTGGAGCTGAGCTATAAGGAGCTGAGCAATACATACAGACTTATTCAGACAAAGGCGCTTGAAAGCGCAAAACAGGCGTATATGAACGTTATCAACCGCTCATATATCGAAGTTGCGACGGGAACATACGACTATCAGACGGCGATCAAGCGAGCCATAAAGGATATGGCAAAGAATGGCATAAGCGGCGCAACATACAAGAGAAACGGAAAGCTCGTTCAATACTCACTTGAGGGAACAGTAAGACGTGATACTCTGACGGCGGTCAATAAGCTTGCCAACAAGTCCTCGGAGACGCTTTGCAAAGAGCTCGGTGTGGAATATGTTGAAATTTCTTCGCACTTGGGGGCAAGAACACACCCCACAAATCCCATTGCAAATCACGCAGGCTGGCAGGGCAAGGTGTTCAAAATCGACGGAAGCGACAAGAAATACCCGAACCTTAAAGAGAGTACAGGCTATCCCGGTGACATCTTGGGCTTGGGCGGTGTGAACTGCCGTCACCGTATGTTTCCGTTCTTCCCGGGCATAAGCACACCGAACCCGATCAGGTTTAACGAGAAAGAAAACCGCCGCGTTTATGAGCTTACGCAGAAGCAGCGTGCTATGGAGCGCAGAATGAGACAGCTCAAGAAAGAACAGGCGGCGTCAAAGGAAATAGGCGATAAGGAGACGGTGAAGAAGCTCAATAAGAAAATTTCCGAGCAAAGCACAAAGATTGATGAATTCTGCAAGAAAAACGGCTTGAGACGAGATCACAGCCGAGAGCTGGTCAAAGAGCAGATCATAAAGAATAATGTACATCGCATGGGAAATATTTATTCTTCACCACTGGAAAAAGAGTTTGGAAAGCTCAAAACAAAGGAAACAGTAATAACCGATGAGCGTCTCAAACATATAAAAGAAAGACATCCGGAAGATTATGAACTGTTTAAAAAATATGGATCAGAAGCTATAAAAAATCCTGATATAATAATTTCTGATTTCAAAAATGAAAATACCGTATTTATGGTAAAACGCTTAGGTGATACAAATATAAACGTTGTTACAAAGCTTATATTAAAGACGGATGATTCAAAGTTTAAAAATTCGGTGTTGACCTTTTATAGAATAAGAGATAAAAACTTAATAAAAGCAGCAAAAAAAGGAAAAACTCTTTACATTAAGGAATAATTGTGCTATTATATTTATACAATAACTAAGGTATTTTGAAGTAGAAATTGTGCTGCTACGCACCTTAATGGTTAAAAGAAATGTGGGAAAGGGCACACCCACCAAATACCAAGCAAAAAAAGCCATCTGATTTTCAGGTGGCTTTTTCAATATAATATAATGATTCAAGACATCCGAAAGGGTGTCTTTTTTCATATACACCGCTGAGCAGTCGGACATAAAAGGCTCGATCACCCCTGAGCACGGGACATAAAAGGCTTAATACTGCCGGAGACACCGGACATAAAAACAAGGAGTATTTATATGGAAAATCTTGAAATTCTGAAAGGCATCGTATCCGATGAGACCTATGCGGCGCTTGAAGCCGAAACGAAGGACTCGAAAATCAGACTTGGTGACTTGTCCACCGACAAATATGTCAGCGCCGACAAGTACAAGGACCTTGAAAAGCAGTTGGGTAAGGTCAACAGCGCATTGACCGAGAAAACAACCGAATACGATACCCTCAAGGAAAAAGCGGGCGACAACGCAGAATTGAAGGCAGAAATTGAACGATTGAAAGAGGAAAACACAAACACAGTAAACAGCCTTAAGGCCGATTACGAAAAGCAGTTGAAGCGTTCAACCGTTATCAATGAAATTCAGAACAAATATCACCCGAAAGACGTTAACGACATAATTCCACACATCGACATGGAAAAAATCAGCGTCGAAAATGATAATATTGTCGGTCTGACCGAGCAGATAACGCCTCTTACGGAAAGTAAGGCATATCTTTTCGGCAACGAACCGCAGCGAAATAAGAGCGGATTGAAGCATGACGACAAGGATTATGACACTGCAAGACTCGAAGCGGCTTTCGGAATAACGAAAAAGGAGTAATGAAACATGGCAAATTCAATTGCACTTGCAAAGAAATATTCAACGATGCTTGACCTTGTGTATAAGCAGGCATCATTAACAAGCGTTCTTGACGGAGCGCAGGAGCTTGTCAGGGAGGGCTATAATGCCAACGAAATGGTAATTCCTATCCTCGACATGAACGGTCTTGCCGATTATTCACGTAACGACGGCTATGTAAACGGCGATGCACAGCTCAGGTATGAGACTGTAAAATGTAACTTCGACAGAGGCAGAATGTTCCAAGTTGACGAGCTTGACAACATTGAAACAGGCGGCATTGCCTTCGGCAGATTGGGCGGCGAATTTGTGAGAACAAAGGTCGTTTCCGAGCTTGACGCTTTCAGAATTTCCAAGTATGCGAGCAAGGAGGGCATCTCAAAGGATTATACGACCTCAATCACCACGGGCGCAAAGGCTATCGAAGCTATCAGAACAGCCAATGACGCCATGGATAACGACGAAGTACCTTATGAGGGAAGAATCCTTCTCGCTACACCCGGTATTATCGGCTCTATCCAGGATATGGATACAACCAAGTCGAGAGAGCTTCTCAGATCTTTCTCAGGTATTATCAAGATGCCCAAGAAGAGATTTAACAATAAGATCACTCAGCTCAGCGGCACAGGTGATTATAAAGAGGGCGGATACAGTGTTCCCGAGGACGCAAATCCGCTTAACTTTATGATCATTCACCCGTCGGCTCTTATTCAGTTTAACAAGCTTGTAAAGCCGAAGATCATCAGCCCCGAAGCAAACCAGAACGCCGATGCATGGAAGTACGGCTACCGTCTTGTTTCTATCGCCGATGTTTATGCAAATAAGCTCGCAGGCGTATATGCAAGCGTTAACGGTACCGCACCGACCGCGAGTAATACATAATGTATCAGTTCTATGTTGAAGAGTATCACGGAAATAATATCGACAAAACCACGTTTGACCGCTTATGCGTGGAAGCAGAAGCTTATGTTGACGCTCTGATCACGAACCCCGATAACCTTAAATATGAACAGATTGACAGAAAGCGCAGGCTTGCCGTTTGCGCCGCTGTTGACTGTTTATATGCGGAGAGGGAAACGGCGGAACATAGTATAAAAGCGAGCGAAAGCGTCGGCGACCATTCGGTATCGTACCGTGATACAAGAAAAACATCCGATGAATACAGCTCGGAGCTTAGACAGAAAGTAATGCTTTATCTGTCGGGCACCGGGCTTTGCTATTCGGCTTTGAGGTGATAATGTGTTTCCAAACACAATAACAATCTATTCCCATTCCTCCCAAAACCTCAAAGATATATATACCCGTCAAGTCGTATCGGGTGTTTACTGGTACGGCTCGGTGGGTATGTCCTCGGCGAATAAAGGCGTTGAAAATGTTTCCGATGTAAAAATCATCACGTCGCCCGAGACTACAGCCGAATACGGTAAATCGTGGACGGTACACAACGGTGACCGCATTGTAAAGGGCGAGCACGGCGATATTGCTACCTTTAAGGATTTAAACGGTGAGCAGGTCATAACGGTAACGTCGGTTGCGGAGCATATCTGCGGCTCAGAGGTTGATAATATCACGATCGGGGGCAAGTAAGATGTTTACGGTTAAGATTGATGTAAGCGATGCTGCAACAATTTTGAAGAACCACGGATTAAATCCGGGCGGAAGAGTGCAGGCCTTTTTTACAAGCGAAGTAATGAAAAAAGCTGATCCGTATGTGCCGTTTTTGGCAGGTGCATTGAAAAACTCGGCCCGTGTGTCAGAGGATAAATGTGCTATTATCTATGATGCGCCGTACGCAAGATACCATTGGTTCGGTAAGCTGATGGTTGACCCCGTGACGGGAAAAGGCGCATTTTACAGCCCGTCTTACGGATTTTGGAGCAGACCCGACGTAAACAAAGAGAAAACCGACCGGGACCTTAATTACAACGGTGCGCCGTTAAGAGGTCCTCGGTGGGTAGCGCGGTGCTGGATTAACGAAAAGGAAAACATAATCAAATCAACGGAGGCGTTTATGAGAAAATGACAATAATCGAAAGCGTAACAAGGTTTATTATGAGTTGCCCGTTTTTAAACGAGCTGGCGCGTGTCAATGTTGATTTCCTCCCAGCTGACCCCGACACATACTCGGTCGAAGAAGTGCCGTCGGAAACGATTCGAAAAAAATATCTTGACGGTTCGTCGGAAAGGCAGTTTATGTTCACCTTTGCGGCACGTCTCAGTTACAGCGATGAGGTTCGCAACAACATTGACAACAGCGGATTTTTTGAGGACTTTGAGGAATGGTTGGAAAAATGCACGGAGACCGACAATCTCCCTGAATTAAGAGAGGGCTTGACGCCCTTGAAAATTGAAGCAATTTCAAGCGGCTACCTGTTTGATATATCGGGTGATTTGAAAAATTCCCGCTATCAAATACAGTGCCGCTTAATTTATGATAAGGAGTGACTTTAATGGAAAAAGTAAAATCCAGTAAGTCGGCGGTGCTGCTTAATATCGGCACGGCGGCATCACCGGACTACAAGCGTATCGGTAAGGGCGTAACATCATTGCCGATAAGCTATAACCCGAAAACCACAACCGAAACATACGTTGACGAGGACAATGCGACAACCTCGGTTGACAGTTACGAGATTTCTTCGGATATCGAACAGACTGCAATCAAGGACGATCCGATTTTTGATTATGTCGACGGAATAAGACGAGGATTGAAAACGGGTTCGGATTGTGAAACAACCGCAGTTTTGGTTGATATTTACAACATGAACATTACAGACGGTTCGGGCACCGGCAAGGGTCAGAAGTTCAATGCAACAGTAACAGTTTCCGATTTTGATCTTTCAGGCGGCGAAATCGCTAAAATCAAGTATAAAATCGGATTTAACGGCGACCCGACAGAGGTTGATGTAACCGTCGCAGGCGGCGTTATCACTGTCGGAGCAACAGCATAATCGGGAGGGGGCTATATGCTCCCTCTTCTTTTTATAGGAGGATATTATGGAACAGTTAAGGATTCAGCGTAAAGATCTTTATGAAATTCAGGTCAATGACAACGGAGATACGATTGTTTTTCAGTTGGGTGACCTTGAACTGCCGTTTAAGCTTGACAAAGCGTTTAACGACGTCAACAAGATACAGAATGACCTGAAAACCCGTCTTATCATCATTGATAAGCAGAAGGACAGCAAGGGCAAAAATGACCTTATGAGCAGAAATCAGCGTGACAGAATGAACGCATGGAAGAACGCATACAGCAAGATGCGCACGGCGATGGACGGTTTCCTCGGCGAAGGCGGCTGTCAGAAAATTTTCGGCGACAGCAATTATCTTGAAATGTTCGATGATTTGTTTGATGAGCTTGACCGTCCGCAGGCTGACGGAAAATCTCACCTTGAGAAGATGAGGCTTTCCGACGAGGCCATTGTCAAGAGAATTGAGGACAAGTATAAGAGCGCAAAGAACAAGCAGGTGATTTAACGTGTACCCTACACACGCAGAAATCAACGGTGATATTTATCCGATAAACACCGATTACCGTGTCGCAAAGGAATGTTACGAGATCATCAATGATGATACCATATCTGATCAGGAAAGAGCTTTAGCGGTTATTTATAAGCTTTTCGGCTTTGTTCCGCTTGAAAACGGTGAGGCGTTCCTTGATAAGGCTTCGCTTTTCTTGACTTGCGGACAGAAGCAGGAAAATAAGTCCGACGAGCCGCCCGATTTTGACGTAAACGAGGATGAAGGCTTTATTGAGGCGTCCTTTAAGAGCTGCTACGGGGTTGATCTTGATGAGGTCAATATGCACTGGTGGAAGTTTAACGATCTTGTACAGGGGCTTGACAAGCATTGCATACTGTCGAGAGTGCGTGAAATCAGGAATTATGATTTGAACGAAATCAAAGACCCTATACAGCGGTCAAAAATGGCTGAGGCACAAGAACGGTTGAAGCTTCCGGAGAGAATATCAACGGAGGAACAGGAAAAAATTGATGAGTTTGACGCTCTGTTTGGAGGTGGTTAAATGGCGGCGGACGGTTCAATAAGAGTTGAAACGAAACTCGATACCAAGGGCTTTGAAAAAGGCTTGAAAGATGTCTATAAGATATGTAACGGCACTAAAAAGCACCTTGAAAGCATTGCGGAAAGCCTGAATATCAAAACAAATCCGATTGAGATTATAAATAATTCTCAGCTTGCAAAAGCAAAGAAAAAACTTGAAGAAATCAACGCAGAGGTTGAAAAAATACAAGCTCAGACAGACGAACTGCTTCCAAAGGCAGAAACGGAGGAACAGGTTGTTAACCTTCTCAAGCTGGAGGAGGAACAAACAAAAAATCTTGTGGCAGAGCAAAACAATCTCAATAAGGCTATTTCCGAATATGAAGCCAAACAAGAAAAAATAGCTGCCGAAAAACAGCAAAAGGAGCTTGAAAGACAAAGACAAGCAGAGATCAAGGCTGCCGAAAAACAGCAGAAAGACGATATTAAATCAATCAATTCCGACGTTTCCGGCACGGTCGCAGGTGATGATTTTGTATCGAAAATCAAGAATGCCGAGCAGTACGAAGCGACACTTGAAAAGGTCAAAGCAAAAATGCAGACGATTGAGCAGAAAACGGCGAAATTGGCAGCGAAGAAAGGCATTGACGGCTCGGATGCATTGAGCGCAAACAGGGAATATCAGAAGCTTAAAAAGCAGTATGACGCACTCATAGCCAGTGCAGGCAAATTTAAACGCTCGTCAAAAGGCGGTTTTGATACGGCGAATTCCGGTGCCAAAAAGCTCGGTGCAAGCATGAAAAGCGCAGTAAAAAGCATGGCAAAATATACGCTTGCAATTTTCGGCGCACAAGCGGGATTCTATGCCGTAAAGAATGCTATTCGTCAGGTGCTTTCCGACAATGAGGAGCTTAACAATACCGTAACCGCTATGAAAGGTGCATTTGCAAACGCTTTAGCTCCCGTAATAGAACGGGTGGTATATTGGCTGAAATATGCCTTTGCATACTTAAATCTGTTCGTCAAGGTGCTTACAGGCGTTGATATGGCGGCACAGTACAATGCAAAGGCGATTAACAAGCAAACTGAAGCTACAAAGAAAAATGCAAAGGCGACGAAAGAAGCAAATTTACAGCTTGCGTCGTTTGATGAAAAGAACGTTCAGTCGGCAAATAATCTGAATGCAGCAGATACCGAGTCAGAAAGCCCTGCCGCATTGCTTGATCTTCCCGATGTCAGCGGCGGAAAGTTTGAACAGATATGCGAAAATATCAAGGCACACCTTAACGAACTTATGATTATTGCAGGTTGGGCGATGATCGCAATAGGCTTGATATTACTTGCACTGGGGCAATATCCTATGGGCATTGCCTGCCTTATTGCGGGTATAGTCCTTGAAGCGAAAGCCTTGGGGAATTGGAGTCAATTATCCGAAGAAGCGCAAAAAATGATTTCTGCCATAATGGGAATTGCAGGTACTGCTTTCTTGGCGCTGGGAATTATCCTGTGCATTGCTCAGCAATATCCGCTGGGAATCGCTTTAATTGTTTTAGGTGTTGCAATGATAGCAACTGCAATAGCCTTAAATTGGGATGGTATAAAAGCAAAAATTGAGGTCGTACTGGATAAAATCAAGCAAGTAATTTTGAAGTCCTTTCTTATTGTTCTCGGAATAATGTTACTTACGACGGGCGTAGGCATGCCTCTTGGTATTGCCTTAATCGTTGAAGGGATTAAGGCGATCAGATCGGAAGAAACACTTGATTGGGAAGCAATTAAAACTCATATTGAAGCAGCGCTCACAAGGGTTAAAAACATTATCACCGGTTATCTTATGATGGTGGTCGGTGTTCTGCTTTGCTGTTCGGGAGTTGGTATCCCATTGGGCGTAGGCTTAATTATTGAGGGTGTCAGAGCAATAAAATCAGACGAAGCGCTTGATTGGGAAAAAATGAAAAACGAAATCCAGGCTACAATGGAAACCGTGAAAATGTACTTATTAAATGCAGGCGCAATAGTCGTCGGTATCCTTCTGTGTGCAACAGGTGTCAGCTTACCTTTAGGCTTGGCGCTAATTCTATCGGGAATAAAAGCGTTTAAAACAGGTGAAACCATTAACTCCGATTTGATTTTGAACACCGTAAAAGATACATGGGCAAGAATTAAAGCTTTTTGGAATGCACATATCGGTTATGTGTTCAAAAAAGAATGGTGGAGCAAAAAATTTGACTGTATAAAACAGGGAATGAGAAACGCTCTGAACGGAGTTATCGATATTGTCGAGCGTACGATAAACAATATCGTTTCAAAGCTGAATTCATTCAGTATAAAAATTCCAAACTGGGTACCGACCTATGGCGGCAGCTCTTTGGGATTTAATATTCCTTACGCTCATCTTCCCCGTCTTGCAAAAGGCGGTATTGTAAATAACCCGGGCAGAGGTCAGGCGATTATTGCCGGTGAAGCAGGAGCGGAGGCTATCCTCCCGTTGCAGAACAACACCGAGTGGATGGATATGCTCGTTGACAAGGTTGCCGATAGAGTATCAATGAACGTTGTCAACCGCATTACGATTGACGGCAAGGATGTAAATTCATCAAACAAGAAGTACGATTCACGATTTGCCTTTGCCACAAACGGAGGTGTTTTGTGATGATAAAAACATATACAGATACCACTATAAAAAACTGCACGCAGCCTTTTGCAATCAAATGCGGCTCAACGTGGTATGCTTTCCCGAGTACAATTAAAGATGCGTCGCTCAGCGACTATAAGCTGTGGGGAGATGATACGGGGCGCAGTATGACGGGCTCATCAAAAGGTACGCTTATCGGTATATTTCCGAAGTTGCAGGTGACAATCGGAAAACAAAATGCCGACGAGCGTGCCATTTTGTGTAAATGTCTTAATCAGACCGAAGCTACCGTCAGAGCGTACTGCACCGAACGCAAGCGCTTTGAAACCGCAAGCTTTTATTTTGGCGATGTTACCAACAAGATAAAGCATTGGGATAAATACGGTACGCTCGGAACATTGAGCAACGGCGTACAGTCGTACCAATGTAAAAGCACATTTGACTCAATGCAATTTAGTATCGTTGCCAATAACAGGAGGTCGAAATCATGAGCAAAACCATACAGGAAATAATGGAGGTAATGGGCAAGACTGTTGAAGCGACCATGAAGCTGGAACGTAAAAACGGCAGTTCGTATGCCCACATAGCCGACATTACCCAGGAAGATATCAATGAAATACGGTATTACTTTGACGGTGCGCTTTATCGCTCCGTGATGCGTTGTCTTGAGGTTAAGCTCAAAGGCGACTGGACAGCAAAAGCAAAAAAAGGCTTGCTGCTTGACAGCCTCAAAATCAAAGCAACACACCCGGAGGGTGACAGTGTAACAATCGGTTACGGCGGATTTTATATCGCAGAAGCTCCCGAATATGATGCGGCACAAAATCTTACAAGCGTAATTGCTTACGATGAGCTTTATCAGTCTATGCGGCCATATACTGCATCATTGTGGCAAAGCGGTATTACCGTTAAAAACTATCTTATTGCTATATTAAATAAGCTCGGTATCAATTACGATACAAACAGTTTTAATTTAATGGCAAACGCCGATAAGGTGATCACAAGCGAGAAATATCTTGACATTGAGAACGACAGCACCGAAGCGGCTTATACATACCGTGATATTCTTGACGAAATCGCAAAGGCTTCGGGCGTGACGTTTGCGTTTAAGAATTCACTCGGCGGCGATCCGTTTAAGCTTTATGCAATCAAGCCGACCGAGAGCGGCTATGTGATTGACGAGAGCAACCTCCGAAGTGTGACAATCGGTGCAAAGTACGGACCCGTCAAGGGCGTTGTGCTTTCCCGAGAGCCGCAGGAGGATAATGTCTATTATCCGTCAAACCTTTCGGATTCTCAGACAGCGGTTAAAATATCGAACGTCGAGCTTATTGAGGACTCAAGCAACGACGAATACCGAAAGCAGTTTGCGAAAGGTATTTATGATAACGTAACAGGCACGGAGTATTACCTTTATGAGCTCGACTCGTTCGGCATCGGCTTCCTTAATTTCGGTGATATATTCACTCTCAAGGTTTGTGAACGCACAGGCGGTACGATCGGTGACGAAAAAGAGTACAAAACAATCTTTATGCGTACCGATATGACTGTCAGCCAAGGAGTAAAAGAAAAGTCGAAGCTCGAAGCTCCGCAGGCTACATCAACTGACTATTCGGCGGCAGAGTCGGCATCTGATAAGCTGCTGAAGAAAACCATGATCAAGGTTGACAAGCAGGAGCAGAGGATCACGGCACTCGTCAAGGAATCTGACGACAAGTATTCCGAATTTACTCAAACCATAAACGGTATTAAGGTCGAAATAGTTGATACCAAGAACAATCTTGAAGCGCAGATAAAAGCAACTGCTTCGGCGGCAACAAGCCAATATACGGTGCTGAAAACGGAGGTTGAGGAAAACTATGTGGCGAACAGCACATACAATACATTCGTCAATCAGACCGCCGAAAAGTTTTCAACACAGGCAGAGTCAATTAAGAATATTCGGGACGCAGGATACATCACCGAGGAGCGATGTAATTCGCTCATTGAAGCACAGTCGGACAAGATTACGCTATCGGTTGAGGAAAACCTGAAAATCGGCACAAGAAATATTCTGCTGAATTCCGAGTGCTTTGCAGGATTCACACCGACGAAATATAAGGTCGACAAAGCGTTGATATATCCGTCATACCCCGATACATATGTACCGTCGGGGAAATACAGTCAAGTGATTTTTACCGCTGATTCGACAGGCGGAGATACAGGAATAACAAGGGGTATCCGTTTTGTTGAGTCTGATATCCTCGGTCAGAGCACTGTTGATAAGGTCAAGCCGAATACGACATATACATTGTCATTTTGGCTTAAAACAGACGGTGCATTCTCATACCCGGGTAATCTTGTTGCTTCATCTGCGATTTATGCCGGAGAGGGTGCATCGGTTTCTCTGGACTTAAACCGCAGTGTCACGCCGACGCTTACAACCTCATGGCAGAAATATGTATTGACTTTCAAGATTACAGGCCTAATCAGTCATTTTTATATAATGCTTTTCTTTACAGACTGTTTAGCAAGCACACAATACCGAGTTGATCTTTCCTCATTTAAGCTTGAAGAAGGCAACATTGCTACCGATTGGACGCCGTCGGCGGAAGATACCGAAAAGTCCGTACAAGCTAAAATAGATATGTGCGTAAAGATGGATGAGAACGGAAATCTCGAATCTGAAATCAACATCTCAAGTGATAAATTAACTATTGACACACAGAATTTTACACTTGCAAAAGACGGTACTATGACGTGTGAAAATGCTAATTTAACGAATGCTACTATTTCAGGAACCATAACGGCAGTTAATGCTATATTGGGCGGTTGGCACATAGCGGACAACGAACTTTATTCTACATGCGGTAGCTGTACCGCACACATTAAAGCCCCACAATCTTCATCAGAATATTTCTTTGCAGTTAGGGAATCACTCGGCGATAATAAGTACACAAGCAATTTTGCGATAAATACCGACGGTTCTGTGTATATGAACAACCTTCTTGCAGCAGAGTTAGGAATTACCATAAAAACGATTGATTCCAAAAGCAATAGATATATTGAAAATCTAACATTTCACGGGCTAACCCAAGGCAATAAATATTACGATGCTATTACCGCAGCGCACGACCTCACAATTGACGCAAGTAATATACATTTGTATCCGGACGGGGGTGTATATTTACACAACTACGTTTATCTGAGCAGTTATGCAAGCGGAAAAGCAGGGAAAGCGGCATTGTATGTTGATACTAAAACGGGTGAAATAACTGTTGAAAATTAACAAGGAGGCACACATGAAAACATCAATCAAACAAATTTTAAACGCCCGTGAGACACTTTCACGGCTTGCGGGGCGGACATTGCCCGTCAAGCAGAGCTACAGACTGGCAAAGCTTATTAAAGCCATTGACGGCGAAATCAATGTGTACGACGGTGAACGTATCAAGCTCTGCGAGAAGTACGGTACCTTGAATAAGGAGAAGCATATCTACGAGTTTGAGGACGAAGAGTACAAGAGCTTTGAGACTGATATTAACGTCTTGCAGAGCCAAGAGGTCGAGCTTGATATCAAGCTGATTGACATCAGCGACCTTGAGCTTTCGGCGCAGGATATCATCAGTATTGAGCCTTTTATCGAGGTGATCACCGATGATTAACCGAATTACAGTCAGCGAAAAAAGGGGATTGTTTCCCGAATATTCAAGTCTCGGCACGATAGGGGAGAAGAACGCAACGACGCTGTTGTTTCGTCTCCCTGTTGCGTTGCAGGGATACAGTAAAAATATCGTCTGTGAGACCGCACAGGGCAGTTTTAATTATGATGTATCAAACGATACCTTCGACCTGCCGAGTGAGGTTCTGACGGACAGCACTCTGAAATTACAGCTTGTTTTAAAGGATGGTGACAAAGTCATATGGAAGTCAATTCCGTACACATTTACCCTCAATTCGACCCTTGACGATTCGGGCGAAAACGTCATTGAAAAAGCGAAATCGGAGCAGAGAGAGACTGACAGGACGGAGCTTGGAAAGGCTCTGAAAGAAGCAACGGGTGAGGACTATGAAGCTG